CGCTTTGAAGCATATCAAGACGCTCTCGCATAATCTCTGCTTCTTTGAGTTCTGTAAAATAAGAGTCCTTCTGATAATCAAAGTAGATATCTTGAACAATCCTATTCCAGTCATCTTCTTTCATAATACCCTTAAGAAGACATTGAGTTCTCATCAACTGAATAAACAGATCCGAAAAACGTTGACGAAGACGATCGATAAACTTGAAGAAGTTCAGTTCGTCTCGGCTAATTTCAGAAGATCGTCCCATGTTGAAGCCGTTTTCTGCATCCATTCGGGAGGTAGGGACATGAAGGGCGCGATATACTTTCTTGAGGAAGTAATCAACGTCTTCCATCTCACCGAGGTTCTGTCCACCATCAAGAGTGCTGATTTCAGTTCCTCTACCACCTTCTCGCCTTGGTAGCCAGTAATCTTCAAGCATGTTCATATGCTTACGATCATCTTTGATCTCACCAGTGCTGGCATCATAGACCAACTTGTTCTGGTAACGATTCATGATGTCCTTGAGATACTGTTCTGCCTTCTGCTTGGGTAGGTTACCTACGTCAATATAAAAGATACGACGTTCAGGGGCACGAGAGATACGATAAACTACAGTGGCATCTTCTGTCTGTCGAAGCATGTTTAATGGACGGATCGCCTTCTGAAGATATCCAACAACTCGCTTGGTTCCTGAATCAATAATACCAGAGTGAACATAACAGATAGAATCAGGAGCGATCTTCAATCCTGACTGTGATGTCTGGAAGGAGGACTGCTTGTCTAGGTTTGTATAAAGATAAAACTCTTGAACGTTTTTAACAACGGCAACTTGAGTTCCATTCACACTCTCTTGTGCTTTCTGAACGTTACGAACTTTCTTAATTTTTGCTGGATCAATAGCACGAAGTTCAATGATACCTTTATTCTTATTTGATTCATCTAGAATAATATGGTAATAGATCTTGCTATCGATGTACCATCTTCTAAAAATTTCATATGCTTTTTGATTAAACTTGAGTAGTCTAAGTATTCCCTCAAACTCATCCTTCATTTTATTTTTGATAGAAACTGGCATATCAACTTTATCTAAATCAATAGAGACTATTGTTCTGTCTTGACCGTGAACAATAGCCTCTGTTGTAATATCATCGATCGCAAGATCGACTTCGGGATATAGTGCCATACTTCTGTAACGGGCGATCAGATCATTTTCTGATTTGAAACCACCCTGAAAGTCAACGTACTGACCAAAAACTCCACCACCATCTACGGTGAATGTTCCATCATATTCGTCTGGACCAACAAATGACGCTGCTTTTGAGTCAGCGCCATTTGTTGATTTTCCTGTTAGTTTTCCATTACGACCAATGGTAAAACCAAATAAATCAATTGCCATCTAGATTCTCCGTTCAATAATAAATAAATCAAATATCAATCAAAGGTCCAGTGATCGAACCCGATTGTAACACTAAACTCAGCAACTGCATCGGTAGTGTCATAAGAAAGATCAATGGTTCCAACTTCGATTGGCCAACAATCAATGAGTTTGATTGTTTTACCAGCGGGAATATCACTACCTAGAGAAGTGTTGTTAGCAAGAGCGACACTCAAAGGAGCAACAGTCCACTGAGCATAAGCCAAACCTCTTGTGGTATCCTCTAGACCCATGAATGTTTGTGACCATTCGATGAACTTCTCATGAATAGCATTTTCTTCATCACAAAGAACACTGATAGTCCAATCAGGGAAAGTTCTATCTCCTGCTCTCTTTACTTCTCTTCCCTTGAAAGGTACAGTGACAGTACCAAGTGAAGCAGAAGGCATAGCAGCGGTTTTGATTAAAAGACTTTCTTCTTGTGTTAATGTAAAGCCGTCACTTGATGTGACTGTATAAAGATTTGGTCTGATACCTTGACCAAATTTTCCTTTAAAATCTCCTAGTGCCATTTAAACGCTCCTTTGTTCTAGTATGTATCAGCCTTCTGAGAAGAATGATCCTGAGTTGTTTGCGACGAAGTTGAGTTTGACGAACTGAACTGACTTGGTGGGCTGTAGGAAGATGTCGCAAACGAACTCACCTCTATCTACGACCGAGCCTGGGTTGTTTGATTCGTCACAAACAATCCTATAGTTTTCAAGACCTCTTCTGTTCTGAACATCGCGGAGAACTGGATCGATCTGGTTCACAAAACTACGTCTAGTGAACGCATCATTTTGTTCAAAGAGAATGAAGTTTGCTGATGTAGCAAAGGACTTCTCTAGGATGTTAAAGAGTCTTCTTACTTGGATTCTATCAAAGGCACTTGGCTTAGTCTGAAGTGTCTTGTCTCCCCAGAGAACTGTACCAGAGCCAGGGAAGGCTACGACGTTGTTGATTCCAGCAGAGTAGATAAGATCTCTCTGTGCCTTGGATGGGTTGAATGCTAGTTTATTGACATTCAAGATGCTACCTCTAGCATAACCACCTGGCGAGAACCAAGCACCGAAGTCGGTTTCTGTTCTGGCAAGAAGTCCAGCGATGTCACCATTTAGCGGAAGCCATCTGGTGATACCGTTGTAACTATCGCTCTGCTGCTTCCAGTTACCATCCATTGCAGCGTATGAAGTGTCTCTATTGAGATCATTGTTCCTAGAATCAATGACTGTCTGGAAGGTAACATCTGATAGAGTTGCTTTGTTGGCGAGTGATGCAGAGTCTGCGAAACCATCACCAACTGGCTGCGAGATGACTGCCATACAATCCTTACGAGTAGCAGCGATATCAATGACCTTCCGGTTAAGTGCGTCGTCTGCGTCTCCTGCGATGAGGATACTCACATCAGCAACATCAGGATCGGCGAAGTAAGTGTCCCATGCGTTTTGCTTGTTGGGAGAAGTAACCGAAGTACCATATGCACCACCCTGAAGTGTGTAGGTGTATGGACCAACAATACCCTTGCGTGCGTCTGTGGTTGCTTCGTGTGCGTCACGAGGAACTCTATCGAAGCGAGTCTTGGTGCTTACGAGGGTTCCGCTTGCGTCCAAGTCAGCAGATCCGACTGTAACATCAACACCTAAACTAATTCCAATGGCTCCTATGGCGCCGGCGCTATAATCAGCAGAGGCTCCAGTGAGTCCAGAGAATCCAAAGATACTCTCGAACTCACCGACTCCATCGTCGATCTTGATGTAATCTGAGTTGGCGATTTGATACTTGTAGTAAAGTGCAGTTCCGTTGTCGTCAACTGCGTTGATGATTGAACTCATTCCTTCGTAAAGTTCTAAGACAGAACCACTAGGACCATAAACACCCTTGCGATCAATAACTGCTAATGAAAGTTCATCACCACTAGCACCGAAACGAGCAGCATATGAGGAAGTTGCTGGTCTGAATGTAAATGCGTCAGTGGTTGTTCCTGCGTCATATGTCATACCAGCAGTTACGACTTGAATTTCAAGAGCGCCGTTAACCTGTGCGCCTTCATCCTTTGATCTGAATGTAAAGAATGTTGGTCCACCGGGGTATTCCGCAGTCAAACCAGCAGAACCAGAAGTTGCTCCTGATCCTGCGACGTTTACGACTGTTAGGTTGTTTCCGTACTGTAGGAAGTTATAGCAGGTCCACCAATCGGAGCCATAACGCTCAACGCTTGGAGTACCAAATGTTTCCTGTAGTTCCTTGACACTACTGATTAAAATACGTTCGTTGACTGGTCCCTTGTCGAAACGACCGACAAAGGCAGCGGGTGTGGTAGCGACAAGTGATACGATACCCGAGAAGTCTCGTTCGGTAACGTCTACACTGGGACTTAAAGTAAATGCCATTTTCTGTTCTCCTTAGATACGCTGCGTAATCACTTTATTTATACTTTTACATATTTAGAAAAGACCACTATCATTGGTATTCTGATCAGAATACCATCTATCTTTTCCATCCCAAACGCTGTCTTCTCCACCAGCATCACTAATAAATCCAAAGGGAGACATATCTTCTTCTAATTGTTCTATGTCTTCTTTGTATATATCTGTTCTAACGTCAACGTCTGTGAGGTTCTTGAAATACTCTTGTCGTGTGAGCCACCCAAACAACACTAAACACATCACCAAATCGTCGTGGTGTCCATCATCTGCCTCATATGACTGTTTTTTTGCCACAAACGTGGTGAGTTCTCCCACGATTTCTTGATCTTCTACTAGTAGTTTGTCTTCTTCTATAAGACTCTTCAACACAGAACAGCCTAGTTTCTTGACCACCTGTGATGTCCGAACACCAAACTGAACTGTTCCCTTACCGAAACCACCACTAATGGTCTGTCCCTTTCTGCCTTGGTGGGAACACATCAACACGTTTTCATACTCAAGATCTGAGTACAAAACGTCTGCTACCTGACCACCGATATCGTTGATCTCAATAAGGCAAAATGCGTTATTATACTGCTCTGCTAGTCTCTTAACGACGGTTGGGTAAACCATTGGTGAAATAATGTTGTTTCTAAAGCGTGCTACAACTTTATATGGGGGATTTGTTATGTCAATCACACAGAACGCACTGTAGTCCTTTCCCTGACCTCTGGAGGTATCCACAGTGATCACATAGGTATGTCCCTCTACAGGATCATCATAAACACAAAGTCCATCTGCATTCTTGATCTTAGGCTTCACCCAAGCAAGGGAGTGAATCTTGTGTGAGGATATCAAGGTGTTACTGGAGCCGATGAAGTCACACTCAAACTCTGACTGGAACTGCTGCTCGCTGGTGTTGGCAATGGTTTCATTCATCCATGCCTCATCACGGAGAGGACCGCCTGGATACTTAGGAACCTGAGACCAATGGACCTCGATCGGAATATATTCATTCTTTCCAGACTCTCCCACCTCCTTGATGGCGTGCTTCCAATAATGATAGAACATGTTCAGTCCATTTGGAGTGGATACCATAAGCACCTTTGTGTTCTGTCCAGATGTCACGGTGGGATATACAGAACTAAAGAACTCTTCGGCAATATTATTTGGAACGTGAGCAAATTCGTCAAGGAAGATCATGTTAAACGAACCACCACGAATGGCAGATGATGATGTAGCAGAAGCAAGAACCTTGGATCCATTCTCTAGAATGATAGATCCCTTGTTCCATTCCACAATCCCTTGCTGTAGCCATAGGGGTAGATACTCGTATGCAAGTTTAAGACGAGATAGAATCTCGCGGGAGGTAGCCTGCTTGTTAGCGAGAATACCAACAGTCATTGACTGGTTAAATAAAATGTAGTGGAGAATATA